GGTGACGCCACCTGCGGCGAACTGACTGCGCTGGAGACCGAGGATGCGGTCTTTCTCAGCGCGGATGCGGGCGGCTTGCTCTTTGGCTTGGCGGTCTTGACCATCTGCCTGTTGGCGCATCATTTCTGCCGAGGTGCGCTGCAAGCCCGCTTGCATATCGGAGAATTCCGCCTGTTGTCGGAGTTGATCGTTTTGCGACGATGCAAGTTGAGCCGTGAGCTTGGCTTGCTGACCCTGCGAGTCGGCATTGAAACCTGCGATCTGCGCGTTGAATTGGTCGGCCTGCGCGGCACGTTCCCCGGCGAGGCGTTGCCATGAGGCATTCTGCTCCTGCGCCATTCTGTTGTACTCTGCCATCGCGGCCTGCGACTTGCTCTGCTCGCTGGCAGAATAGATCGAGACGCCTGCTCCAGCGATTGCGGCGGCAGCGGATACGGCTAGAGCAATGGATGAGAACGTAGACATTTATTTTAGGGTTTGAACCAAGTGAATCATGTTTTCGTCGGTTCGTTTGAATCCCGTTTTTTCGTAAACCTTGGCGAGCGAATCCTGCTTACATGTCGTGAGCATGATGGTGTATCCCATTTCCTTGGCGCGGTCTCGCAGGAATGAGGCGACACACTTGATTCCTTTGTAGACCTTCTTTGGCGCGGCTTCTGGGTCTGCCACCATCCACTCTAAAATTGAAACCCCACAACTATTGTCGAGGTACACCCACCCCGATGCGACAGGTTTTTCATTGAACAAAGCCATCACGCCAAGCTTTGGTAGAAATGCCTTATGCAAAGCTGGCCATCCATGCCCCTCCCACCATCCGGCTACGGTCTCGTAATCGGTTTCTGGGTCAAACATTTTGAGGGTTGGCACTATGTCATTCATTTCCGTAGGCGTCCCAGACAGGTTCGATGGCAAGAATACACATTGGGTATGGGTCACTTTGCTGGACAGAAACATCGGCGTCGAATCCAAACGTGCCTGCCGTCAAGATTTTTTGATCGCCCGTGGTGAGGGTGCTGGCGAGGTCGTACCACTGCCCGGCATTGACCCGCACTTTGCCGCCTTTGCTTTTTTGAGTTCGCACGACGACCTTGTGGACACGCTTCTTTCGGCCTTGGGATGACCCGTCTTCCAAGTCCATGTCGAGCTTCATCGGCGTGAGGGTGGAGGTGTAGGGCAGGCCGACATATCCGGCAGAGGCGGATGGAACAGTTATCGATCCGCCGCTGACCGTGCGGATCGAGAAGCCCGAGTCCAGCATGACGGTAACGGTCTTCCCATTGAGGTGCGCGAGGCCGGAAACCGTGCGGCCTGCCGCCCCAGAGGCGAAGGCGACATGCCCATCAAGGTAGCGCCATGAGGCGCTCGTCTGGTTGTCGAAAGCGGTGCGCCACAGCAGAGGGAACCGCTCGATGGTGCGGTAGTCTTGCCCGGAGACGGTGCGCTTGACGACCATCCAGACCTCGTCCTCTGTGCCATTCCCATAGATCGTAGCGACCGACTCGACATCGGCATTGTCGGCAATGGTGTGGCGATGCCATCCGACAACTTTCTGGTCACGCTCGTAGGTCATGCCAATCAGCGTGCCATCGCCGCGCACGCACCAGAGAATGGCGTCCGGTTGTTGTTGGTAGGCGATCTCGACGATTTCGCCGTTAGTGATGTGTTCGGCAAGGAGTGTCAGATCGGGCGCGACCCAACCGTCCTTGTTTAATTCGTAGACGAGTTCGCGAACCTTGCGTCCGTTGCGTTGCACGAACAGGAGGACATCGTTCACCATCGCGGCACGCATGTATTTCGATCCATACGAAGCCTGCCTGCGCGTCTTGACGTTGGTCGCCGAGAGCGCCGAGGCGGAATCCGCTGCGCCAATCGTCCACTCATCGCCGCTTGTTCCAACCAACATTTCGGATTGCGAGAACATCCAGTTGATCCGGTTGCCCTCCGAAGCCGCGAGGGTGAACTGGACCGCATCGCTCGCATTGACTCCGAGTTTAAAGTTTTCAAAGTCGCCAATGGCACTGCACCAAATCGTGTTCGGTTGCGCCTTGGTTCCTCCGAAGCAGAGGCGTTGCTCATGCAGGCAAACCGAGCGAGGGTAGCCATCGACCATGTTGAATGCGCCCACTTGCCAGTATTTTGTTTTTGCACCAGTCGAGGCTAGTGGTCCGAGCCACTTATCGACATCGATGTCATTCGTTGTGAGGATCGTCGCCACGCCACCGATGATCTTGGTCGCACTATCGAGCCTCGCGTTGGGAACCTGTTGTGTGGTCCATTTAGTCGTATCGAACGATGCTGTCGAGGTGTGCGCCAGAACGCAGTAGTAGGTCTTGCCGCCAGAGTAGACAAAGTCTCCAACGACATAGACCGTACTCGCGGCCCAGTTGGAAGCGATCTTTTGCGCGTTGCGGATGACGATCTTCAGCCCGCAGAGGCTCTCTTCCGTTCCACTTGTTATGATATTTTTGTCGTTGTCCACGATGTACTCGCGGACGATTTCCATTTGGGAAATGTTTTCCGGGTAGATATCGCGCCAGCCGGTTACACCCGGAATGTTAGCAGAGTACTCGTACCCATTGGTCGTGACATTCGATATAGTTACGTTTCTGGCGGCATAGTCTCCTCGCACGGAAATGTTATCTCCAGTAGACCACCCGTGGTTCGGTTGGTAAACGGTAATGGTATTCGATGTGAGTTGTTTTGCAGTAGCCGTGATCTTTCCGGCCTGCATGATTTCGGAAGGCACACGCATGATCTGGATCGTTGCTCCCCATGTGCCACTTGTCTCGAAATCCCACGCGCCATCGACTGGCAGCGTCTCGCTTTCAAAGTTGCCAACGATCTCGATCTGTCGGTAGAGATTCGTATTTTGCCATTTGATTTCAATTTGCGCCCCTATCCGTGTTGCAATGGTCGTGTTTGTGGCAATCTGGAATCTGCCCATCTCATTCAGTGGAATAGGTCTTTCGGACCATTTTCCCGCTGTTACATCTGTTCCAAAACTGTTAAAACTAGACGTGTGAGCTATTAGGCATTTGTAATAAACAGAATTCCCGTTCACCATGAGTGCAGTCCAGTTTGCATTGGAAAATGAAGACCCCGAAGTGTGGGCGGTGGTGCATCGATAGATGTAACTTTGTGTGGTCCAGTCAGCAACATGCACAATACTCCCCACCGCATAAGCCGTGGCTGAATACCAATCGACAGGTTTAACATATTCGCCCTCTTTGTATGAGGTACTTGGGGACCATGTCAGTGGACTCTGAAAGGAACTGATCTTCGTTTGATTATCCGAGCTATCAAGGAGCGGCGGGTAGGCAAATTGGACCTTCTCAAACGTCCAGTTGGTATCCGACAACCGCGAGAGTTTGTGCGGAGGGTAGTTCGCGTGCGCGAAGTACATGATGTCGTTGATCTGGCAGAACTGGATTTCGCGCAGATCGGCTCCATCATACATTGTTCCAAGTTCCGTGCCGCCGCTAGAAATGGCTTGCAAGGCTCCGGTGGCGGGATTCCACACACGGAGGTAGCCCACGCCAAGCTCGATCACGAATCGGGTCGTGGTCGAAAAGTTAAACCCGATCAATCGGGTTTGCGTGTACGAGGATTTCGTAGTCCCGACATACTGAGTCCCCGGACGACGGATCGCCCCACCGTAGGGAAGGATCACGAAATTCTCCAGAGTCCGGCAGGCGCTGCGATATTTATCCAAGGACGTCCGGGCGTCCACCATGGGTGAAACCTCACCGGCGTTGAACGATGGATAAAAATCGAATTTCGGCATGTTATTTTCGGAGGTCGCGGATGACTTTGACGAGCGTGGCGAGGCCGACTGCGAGGCCGACCGTGACGCTGGCGAGGCGCATCCCCGCTTCCAGATGCGGAAGGAGGGAGTACGCCGCAGCGCCGATGGAGGTCGCGCTGCCGATGAGGCCGGTGGCTGCGGTCTTGAGGTTCTCCATGCTCATTAGGAATTTGATTGTGCGATGAGTGACCCAACGATGCTCGTCGTGGCGCACTGGGCCAGCCTGTCTGTATTGAGCAGGTCTGTTTTCGCTTTGATGGCCGTGATGTTGGTGCTGACCGAGGAGGCGAGGCGTGTGCTCACTGCGGCGTCCACTCGGGCGAGTTCGGTGGCCAGTTCCGATCTCACCTGTGTGGCGATGGCGGCGGCGGTTGGGACGGTTGGCGCGTTGGTCAGGGTTGTGACCGTTCCGCCCGTTATTGTGCGGGTTGCTGCGCTCCACACATCGGCGGCGGTGATGCCGCCTTCGGTGATCGTGCGTGATGCCGCGCTCCACACTGCTGTTGCCACGGCTGCTCCTGTAAGTAGGGCTGTGCCTGTTGTGTTATCAACAGAGACACCAAAGGCCACCGACGAAGCGGCTGGCACTGCGCATGAGCCGGTCTGCGCCCCGCTGGCGTAGCTCACGCCGCTGCGCACATCGGCGGCGGCTGGCATTGCGGCGTTCGCCGTGGCGTCGATCAATGTCTTAGCGCCTGCGGTGTCGCAGAAATTAAATACGGCGCCATTGGTTCCCATTTTTTTAAGGCGGATGCGGCCATTGACAGGGCTTTGGCCGAGCGTGCCAAATTCGATTTGCTCGACGATTGTGATCGACGATTGTGACACCACATTGCTTACGCCAACCGCTGCGGACAACCCAACAGAGCCGCCGCCGAAGCCATTCCCCACTGCGCGGGTCACGGTGACTTGACCTGTCGATTCGTTGTTGATTGCGGGGGCCGCAACGCCACCGATGGCTTGGTTTGCTATTATGCTGCCTGTCCCTGTTACTCTTACACCATAACTTGCTGCATTACTCCCGCCAGTAACAATTCCAGTAATGGTGCAACTATTACCACTTGACATTCGGATACCTTCGCCTTGTGCAAATGAAGCGTTTGAACTTCCTGTAACATTCCCAGAAATTTGCAAACTGCAACTTCCCAGATTTATTCCAGTTGTGCCGTTGCTGGAACCTGATCCCCCGCTGATATTTCCTGTGACATAAAGCGTTCCAACTCCGCTTGTATTGGTAATTCCGCTTGCACTAAACGACCCCCCGGTGCCTCCGAAAACATTGCCTACAATGAACTGTTGCGTTGTTGGGTTGCAAGTAACGCAGCCGCCTGCAACCGAGCCGCCATAAATGTTTGCTGTTAAAGTCAACCCATCGGCAAGAGTAAATCCTCCTCCTGCGGTTGCGCCCCCCGTCGAATCTACACGAAGCTGTCCAGAGCCGCCGAGGTCGGTGGAGACATTGATCGTGATGGAGAATGAGTTTGCCATCAAAACATCGCCGGAGGCGAATGTGACTGCCGCTGCCGTGCCGCTGGGGGTGGTCGCCCAGACATCGCTGGCGTTTATGTTCCCGGCTTTTCGTGCGAAATATGTTGGCATGGCTTAAATTCCTTTCGTGGCGATATAGGTTTGAAGTGCGGCTTGGATCGCGGCGACGGCTTGCTGTGTGGCTTCGTCGCTTCCTGCAAGTGATCCGAGAGCGATGCCGATGGCGGCTTCGTCTGCGCTGATGACTTCGCCGTCCTCGATGCGGGTCGGGATGAGGCGCATGGCGACATTTGCGTCCGAAGTACCATCGCCGTTATACTTGCCGGTGATGGCCAAGTTGAGCGAAAATTTCGGGTATTGTTTGCCGTCGATTTGGAGTGGGTTGGTAGCGTTCATAGGTTTATGCGTAAGTGAGGTTTTGTTTGTTATTCCAAGCTCCGATTGCGGAGCTTTCGGAGACTACGTCTCCATTGTCATTGGTTGTTGTTTTGGTTATGTCCCAGAGGGTCACGTCATAGACGCTGCCGCTGGAAGAAAAGTCGGATGTGGAAATGCTGGCGAGGTAGACGGTATTGCCGCTCAAGGCGAAGGCCCAGAAGCGTTCGACCGCTGCGCTGCCTCCTCCGATGGCATACACCGCGCCTGTCCCCGGATGGCGGGAATAAAGGACGTGATCGGCATGATTAAGGCAAATCTCTCCGAGACCTAAATCGCTAGTCGTCGGGATTTTGCCTGCTACCGTGGATTTTTTTGGGATGATGGTTGCCATTATGGAATGGGGTTGCCTCCGGGGGATCGAACCCCGGAGGCGGTGGAAGGACTAGTAATTTCCCCCGTCGATGCTCGATTCAAGGGCGCTCACGCGAGCAGATACGGCAGAAACTGCTGATGCTCTTGTGGATGCCTCTGAGAGGATGTCTGCCTCTGCGGCAGTAACCCGTGATGTGAGGGCTGTTGCAGCGGTCACCACGTTGTCGATGCGAACTCCGAGAGCGGAATCGGCAGAAGTCCTTGCGGAAGCCTCTGAGGAT